GGCCAGTCAAGACCCAGATCATTGGCAAAGAGACACCTGCTAAGAAAGAGTCTGCACAGCGTGTGGCAGACGACATGAACTACCAACTCACTGATGTGATGAAGGAATACAGGCCAGAGCATGAGCGCATGTTGTGGGGCTTGGGTCTGTCTGGTAACGCGTTCAAGAAGGTGTACTTTGACCCGTCGCTTGATCGCCAAGTGTCTTTCTTCGTTCCTGCTGAAGACATCGTTGTGCCTTACGGCGCAAGTAACTTGGAGTCCTCACCACGTATTACTCATGTGATGCGTAAGACTGAGAACGAGTTGCGCAAGCTGCAAGTGGCTGGCTTTTATTGTGATGTTGATTTGGGCACACCTGACAACGTACTCGATGAAGTTGAGAAGAAGATCGCAGAGAAGATGGGCTTTAGAGCCACTGCCGATGATCGCTTCAAACTCTTGGAGATGAACGTAGACCTTGACTTAGAAGGCTATGAGCACAAAGACAAGAAGGGTGAGAAGACTGGCATCGCACTGCCATACGTTGTCACCATCGAAAAGGGAACCAGCAACGTGCTGGCCATTCGTCGTAACTGGGAGCCTGATGATGAGACCTACACAAAACGACAGCACTTTGTCCATTATGGTTACGTTCCGGGATTTGGTTTTTACTGCTTTGGCCTCATTCACCTCATTGGGGCTTTTGCTAAGTCAGGCACTTCTCTTATTCGTCAGCTTGTCGATGCTGGTACTTTAAGTAACTTACCCGGCGGCTTCAAGACTCGCGGCATGCGAGTCAAAGGAGACGACACACCAATCGCTCCGGGTGAATGGCGTGATGCAGATGTGGCAAGCGGTACACTGAAAGACAACTTACTACCCCTGCCATACAAAGAGCCTAGCCAGACATTAATGGCTTTGCTTGGCCAGATCGTTGAAGAAGGCAGACGCTTTGCTAATACGGCTGATCTAACACTCAGTGATATGAGTGCGCAAGCGCCTGTAGGTACTACCTTGGCGATTCTTGAGAGAACATTGAAGAATATGTCTGCCATTCAGGCACGTGTTCACTACTCGATGAAGCAGGAGTTGGGTCTCTTAAAACACATCATTGCTGAGTACACACCAGACGACTACGACTACCAGCCAAGTGAAGGCAGTCGCAAGGCCAAGAAGTCTGACTATGATGATGTTGATGTCATACCTGTCAGTGATCCTAATGCGTCAACAATGGCGCAGAAGATTGTGCAGTATCAAGCTGTTCTCCAGCTTGCTCAAGGTGCGCCTCAACTTTATAACTTGCCACTTTTGCACCGTCAGATGCTTGATGTGTTGGGTATCAAAGATGCGCAAAAACTTGTGCCGATGGACGATGACCAGAAGCCGACTGACCCAGTGTCAGAGAATCAGAACGTGCTCAAAGGCAAGCCAGTCAAAGCGTTCCTCACGCAAGATCATAAAGCTCACATTGTTGTGCACATGGCCGCGATGCAGGATCCCAAGATTCAGGCACTCTTACAACAGAACCCGATGGCACAAGCTATGCAGTCAGCCATGATGGCTCACATCAACGAGCACTTGGGCTTTGAGTATCGCAAGCAAATTGAAGAGACATTGGGTATGCAGTTGCCAGCGCAGCTAGACGAGTCTGGTGAAGAAGTTCAGATGTCTCCAGAAGTTGAAGCACGGCTGTCTCCGATGTTGGCACAAGCTGCGCAGCAGTTGCTCCAGAAGAATCAGCAAGAGGCACAGCAGGCTCAACAGCAGCAGCAAGCGCAAGATCCGATTGTTCAAATGCAGATGCAAGAGTTACAACTCAAGGCGCAAGAGAACCAGCGTAAAGCTGCTAAAGACCAAGCTGATAACGCCATCAAAGCGGCGCAGTTGCAGGTCGAGCGTGATCGCATCCAGACACAGCAGGCCACTGATGACAAACGCATCAAGATGGACGCAGTGAAGTTGGCCGCGCAAATGCAGGAAGACAAGCAGCGTCACATGATGGACATGGGTGTAGATGTCCTCAAACAACTCTCTAACAAGAGTGCAGAAGAGCAACTGCGACAAATGCAGGAGCGCATCCAGATGAGACAAAGACAACCTAAAGGGGAATAAATGAATGGATTTGAAGTTCTTATCCAACAAGCGGATGAGAAGATTGATCAACTCAAGGACTACTTGGCCGAGGGCAAGGCCGAGTCCTTTGAGGATTACAAGAAACTGTGTGGTGAGGTTCGTGGTCTACTCATCATGCGGGGATACACCCTAGACCTGAAACAACGATTGGAGACTTCGGATGACTAGTTCCATCCTATTGGCTACAGACGCCAATAACCCACAAGTCGTGGGAACCTATAACTGGGAATCATCAATGGAGGAGAAGGGTAAGCAATTACCAAGGCCATCTGGCTATCGGATTCTTTGTGCAATTCCGGAAGCGGAAAAAGAGTTTGAGGACAGTGAGATTGGAATTATCAAAGCTGATGAAACCATGCGCAATGAAGAGACCCTCACAACGGTCTTATTTGTTGTTGATATGGGGCCAGACTGCTATCAAGACCCATCTAAGTTCCCTACTGGGCCGTGGTGTAAACCCGGGGATTTTGTCCTCGTGCGTCCACACTCAGGTTCTCGCTTGGTCATACATGGCCGTGAGTTCCGCATCATCAATGACGATACTGTCGAGGCCGTCGTAGACGATCCCCGTGGTATCAAACGTAAATAAAAGGAGCACAAAATGCCTTTAGACGACGACACAGAATTCAAGTTTCCAGACGAAGTTGAAAGTAAGGGTAAACCCTCACAAAACGCAGAACCTGAGATTGAAATTGAAATTGAAGACGACGCTCCGGCTGAAGACCGTGGCCGTCAGCCTCTACCCAAACCTCTGGTTGAAGAACTAGAGAAGGATGAGCTAGACCAGTACGACGACAACGTAAAGACCAAACTCAAGCAAATGCGCAAAGTTTGGCACGACGAGCGCCGTGAGAAAGAGTCTGCCTTGCGTGAACAGCAAGAAGCTGTCGGTTTAGCGCAACGCCTGCTTGAAGAGAATAAGCGCATCAAAGGCATTCTTACCAACGGCGAGAAAGAGTACGTCTCTACCATTCAGAGTAATGCTGATATGGAGTTGAAGATTGCTCAACGCGCCTATAAAGAAGCGTATGAGGCAGGTGACTCCGACAAGATGATGGAGGCCAATCAAGCGTTGCAGATGGCCAACCTGAAATCTATGCAGGTAAAAAACTTTCGTATGCCCTCTTTACAAGAGGAAGAATTTCAGGTACAACCGCAACAAGTGCAGTATCAACCTGCACCGAACATACCTGAACCGGACAATAAAGCAGTAGCGTGGCAAAAGCGCAATAGCTGGTTTGGACAGGATCGGAGTATGACGGCCTTTGCTCTTGGTTTACACGAAGACTTGAGAGACAATGGTGTAGAGGTTGGTTCTGATGAGTATTACCGCGAATTGGACAATACAATGCGCAAACGGTTTTCAGAGAAATTTGAAAGCCAAGAAGACAATAGACAGCAGCCCCGGACAAGACCCGGTACTGTAGTCGCCCCGGCAGTTCGTAGCACGGCCCCTCATAAGGTTAAGCTAAAGCAAAGCCAAGTAAACCTAGCCCGAAAACTGGGTTTAACGCCAGAACAATATGTGAAGGCACAACTTGAATTGGAGGCCCGTAATGGCTGATATTAAAGATAACAAACTCACACGCGAGTTGACAACACGTGCGGTACAGGAGCGTCCCAAGCAGTGGATGCAGCCTGAACTTTTGCCCGAGCCAGACAAAATGCCCGGATACAACTACCGCTGGATTCGTGTTTCTACGATGAACAATGCTGACCCACGTAACTTATCGGCCAAACTCCGAGAAGGTTGGGAACCCGTTGCAATTGAAGAACAACCGAAATTTAGACTGTTAGCCGATCCCCAAAGTCGTTTTAAAGACAACATTGAGGTCGGTGGATTATTGCTTTGCAAAACACCTACTGATTTTGTAGACCAGCGAAATGCCCATTTTGCCAAAGTCACTCAATCTCAGACGGATGCTGTAGACAATAGTTTCATGCGTCAAAGCGATGCGCGGATGCCGCTCTTCCAAGAGCGTAAGTCCTCGTCCAGCTTTGGCAAAGGTACTTAAATCTTTTAAGGAGTCTTAAATGGCTTATCCCGTCGTCTCGGCCCCCTACGGCCTAAAGCCGATCAATCTGATCGGTGGTCAGGTATTTGCTGGTTCTACCCGCAATTACTCTGTCCAGTATGGTTACGCCTCGAACATTTTTTACGGTGATATCGTAAACATTATTCGCGGTTCTATTGTAGATAACGCAGACACTACTGACTCTACCGGCACCGGTATTGTTGGCGTGTTCTTGGGTTGTTCTTACACAAACCCTACAACTAAGCAAAAGCAATTTGCGCAATACTGGCCCGCCGGTACTGCCGCAGGTGATTGCCAAGCTATCGTCTGTGATGATCCTGACACAGTGTTTAAAGTCGTGATGTGTTCCGCTACAACGGTCATTGCCTCTGCTTCTACTGCCATGTTAGGTCAAAACTTTGGTTTGATTCAAAATGCAGGTAATGTCAACACAGGTAATTCTGCTGTTGCTGCCCTGTATAGTGCATCTACCACAAGTGCAGATTTGGCTTTACGTGCGGTTGGTTTGGTTGAGGAAACCGCTGTTCAAACTAGCGTAACCGGCTCATCTTCTTCTACTACTATTACTTGCTCGGCTTTGCCTAACGCATTGGTGGTTGGTACAGAAGTTGGCTATATTGCTGCTAATGGTCAGTATGTTCAAACTGGTTCGTTTGTGTCTGCGGCTGCGGCTGCTGGTGCAACATCAGTGACCATCAACGCTACTATTGCGGTTCCCGGCAGTGTTACAGCTATTCCTAGCAGTTCCACTATTCTTTTCACCCAGTATCCAGAAATGCTTGTCAAACTTAACTTTGGCACTCATTCCTATTACACTGCCACTGCGGTCTAAGGAGCTAAATCATGGCTATTTCACGCGCACAACTACTTAAAGAACTTCTCCCCGGCCTGAACGCATTGTTTGGTTTGGAGTACGCAAAATACGGTGAAGAACATAAAGAAATTTATGAGACTGAAACCTCTGAGCGTTCTTTTGAAGAAGAGACGAAACTGTCTGGTTTCTCTGCTGCCCCCGTTAAAAACGAGGGTTCTGCCATTGCTTATGACAATGCGCAGGAAGCATGGACTGCCCGATACAACCACGAAACCATCGCTTTGGGCTTCAGCTTGACTGAAGAGGCTATCGAAGATAACTTGTATGACTCACTGTCTGCACGTTACACGAAGGCTTTGGCCCGCGCTATGGCTTACACCAAGCAAGTTAAAGCTGCTGCTGTTTTGAATAACGGCTTCAGCAATGCTTACGCTGGTGGTGACGGTGTTGCTTTGTTTAGCGCATCACACCCCTTGGTGTCTGGTGGTACTAACAGTAACATCCCCTCTACTCCTGCTGACTTGAACGAAACATCGTTGGAAAACGCTGTTATTCAGATTAGCTTGTGGACAGACGAGCGTGGCCTGTTGATCGCTGCCAAGCCTAACAAGTTGGTTGTTCCACCTGCACTCCAGTTCACGGCAACTCGCTTGCTTGAAACTGAATTGCGCGTGTCTACTGCTGACAACGATATCAACGCCTTGAAGAACAATGGTTCTATCCCCGGTGGATATACCATTAACCACTTTTTGACTGATACCAATGCTTGGTTCCTGACTACAGACGTACCTAACGGCATGAAGCACTTTGTGCGTTCGCCTTTGGCCCAGTCTATGGACGGTGACTTCGACACAGGTAACGTCCGTTACAAGTCTCGTGAGCGTTACAGCTTCGGCTGGTCTGACCCTCTGGGCATGTTCGGTTCTACCGGCGCTTAATATTTCTTAGGAAATATTTGAAAGGGGGCCTTGCGCCCCCTTTTCTTTTGTTGTATATTGCTTTTAACCCGGGGTTATCCGGTGCATTAGACAGTCCCGGCTGACGACATACAGACTAATGCACTTCACTTGTATGTAAGGAACCATCATGGCAAATACCACGTTCTCCGGCCCAGTCATATCTAACAATGGCTTCATTACCGGAACAGCTTCTTCCCCCATCGTTGAGACTACCGCTACCAATGTATCTGAGTCTTACGTCACCACATCTGCCACTACTGGCGATACACGTCTGTCTTATCAGCGTTTGGCTTTCACATCAACTGGCTCTGGCGAAACTTACCGTGCTTTGACTCAAGTCACAGGCACTAATGCAGCTACTGGCGGTACTGTTAACGGCGCTCACATTAGCTTGAGCATCAACGGTTCTGGCACTATCTCTGGCGCAGGTAACGCTCTTCGCGCTACTCTGGGTGGTACGTCCACAAACCCCGGCGGTACGATTGCAGCTATTCAAGCTGACTCTAACTTTGCCTCTGGCGGCACTTGGACAAACGCTTCTTTTATCCGCTTTACAAACAGCGGCACTGGCGCAGTGGCTAACTTGTTTAACGTTCCATCAGCTATGGTTACAGCCAATACCCAAGGCGCAGCTACAAACTCATTGAAGATTGTGGACAGCGCAGGTACTGCGTACTACATCATGTTGACTACAACAAACAGCTAATATGCAAATCACCAAGGAATTCTTGGAGACTGAGATTCGTGAACTTGAGACTGAAGCACATAAGGCCCAAACCTTTTTGACTCAGGCTCAAGCCACAATCCAAGCGTACAAGATGCTCATAAACAGGCTAGAAGCCCCAGAACCGGAGCAACAACATGACGATGCAGTATGACGTAGAGTCGTATCACAATACCGTTTCGGGCGTAGCCGTGCCGTATCGCACCCGCTTGAAGGGCGTTGTGCTCTCTCCTTCAACATCTACTACATTCAACATAGCTTTCGCCAATAATGTGGCCCAGTCTGGGACGTATGACATTCCCGGAACAACAACTTGTACGGTGACCATCGCAGGTCATGGGGTTGCTTTAGGTTCACGTGTGTGGCTACAGTTTGATGGCGGTGACGCCGTTAGCAATATATATGTGGTAACAGCAGTAACACAGAATACTTTTACGGTGACAACAGGGGCGTTAACCACCTCTGGTGACGTGGTTGTGTATAACCAAATTTTAGTTGAGCTTGATTGTTCAACTGGCACTTCGTTCTATACGTTGATTCCGGGCGAAGGCATCTTGGCTTTAGATGGTATTTATGTTGGGTTGCCAACAAATACCGTAACCTCAACCATTTTTTATGGGTAAGGGGTAAGCCATGACAATGCAGTATGACGTTAAAGCAATCCATCAAAGTGCTTCGGGCACGGCGGTAAGTTACGCTACACGGTTAAAAGGCATTACTGTAACTTCTGGCACATCTTCAATACGTAATATGGCTGTTGCCGATCCTACAGTGAGCAAATCAGGCACATACAGCCAAACAACAACCACAATTACCGTGACCATTACTGGACATGGGCTGGTCAACGGTCAACGTGTTTTTTTGGATTTTACAACCGGCACATCAAGAGATGCAGTATTTGCAGTAACGGTAACAAATGCAAACGTGTTTACTGTAACTTCTACAACCGCTAGTACATCCGGCAACGTGACCATGTACACAACTTTGTTGTTGGAATTGGACACATTCAGCACGGTAGGCTTGCCAATCAAGATTCCCGGTGAAGGTATTTATTGCCCCAACGGTGTTTACGTTGGCCTTGGTAATTCTGTAACGGCGACAATTTATTATGGCTAAGTCACCAGCATGGCAGAGGAAAGAAGGCAAGTCCGAGAAGGGCGGCTTGAACGCCAAAGGCCGAGCCTCTGCGAAAGCGCAAGGCATGAATTTGAAACGTCCCCAGCCAGAAGGCGGCTCTCGGCGAGACTCTTTCTGTGCGAGGATGAGCGGCATGAAAAAGAAGCTGACCTCGGCCAAGACTGCCAACGACCCGGACTCACGGATCAACAAAGCTCTTAGAGCATGGAACTGCTGATATGACTGAAGACGCTATTAAAACAGCCAGAGAGTTAGCCACGCATGCGTCTGACATCAAGCACTTGCAGGATGATATGGACAAGATGTTGGAGAACATGAAGGCTATGCAGGCAACGCTATCTGCTATTGACAAAACATTGTCTGAGGCCCGTGGTGGCTGGAAGGTTTTGATGTTGGTCGGTGGGGCTAGTAGCGTTGTAGGCGCAGGTTTAGTTCAGCTTGTTAACTGGTATGCAGGAGGCAAGTAATGCCAAGCACAAGCAAGAAACAACACAATTTCATGGCGGCGGTGGCCAACAATCCATCGTTTGCTAAGAAGGTAGGCGTCCCACAGTCCGTGGGCAAAGATTTTACAACTGCGGACAAGGGCCGCAAATTTTCAAAAGGTGGTGATACTATGGCTTCTAAAATGAATCCCGGTTTTATGGCAATGATGGCTAAGAAAAAAGGCGCTCCCGCTAAGAAGATGGCTGGTGGCGGCGCAACATCAATGGGTAAAGTTAAGACAGCGGCTCCTAGCAAAGATGGTGTTGCTACCAAAGGCAAAACTAAGGGTACGCAAATCAAAATGGCCGGTTCCGGTGTGCCTAATGGCATCGGTTCCCGTGTAATGAAAAAGGGCGGCAAAACTTGCTGATCTAAGGAGCTATCATGGCGAGAGAAACAGCGTATTACGACGATCAGTCCAAGGGTGGCGGTGGTAGCAGCAAACTTTTCAAAACTCTTGAAAACAATGCGGGGCCAGCTTTGTTAGCGGGAAGTGGTGCGGCTGGTTATGCCGACTATAAACTTTCAAAACAGAGAGAGCAGGACAAAAGCGAAGCCGCCTCCGAAATGAAACGTGAGTCACGTGGCATACCAAAACCCGCAAACTTTGACGCTATTGAAGAAGCTAAACGTGATGCCCAAGATGCCAAAGATCGTAAAAAGATCAGCGACATGGGTTACGCTAAAGGCGGCAAAGTTTCTTCTGCCTCTAAGCGCGGTGATGGTATTGCTACTAAAGGCAAGACTCGCGGTACTATGATCACTATGAAGGGTGGCGGTTGCGCCTACTAAAATTATGATGGCATCCCGTGGTATGGGCGCAATTCGCCCCTCAAAAATGCCCGGCGCTAAGACAAAAGCGCGGCGGGATGACACTGACTTCACCCAGTTCAAAGAGGGTGGTAAGGTAAAGTCTAAGGTGAACGAGGCTGGCAATTACACAAAGCCTAGCCTTCGTAAACGCATTTTTAACAGTGTAAAAGCTGCGGCAATCGTTGGTACGGGCGCAGGTCAGTGGAGCGCGAGAAAAGCACAAGTTATGGCCAAACGCTACAAGGCGGCTGGCGGGGGTTACCGAGATTGAAAGCGCCTCAAAAATCCCTTAAAGATTGGGGCGACCAAAAATGGAGAACCAAAAGTGGAAAACCGTCTAGTAAAACAGGTGAGCGATATCTTCCAGAAGCTGCGATCAAAAGTCTCAGCCCTGCTGAGTACGCTGCGACGACCAAAGCCAAGCGGGCAGGAAAAGCCGCCGGAAAACAATTCGTAGCCCAACCCAAAACAATTGCAAAGAAAACCGCAGGGTATAGATAATGGCTAAGACCACCGGAACCACAGCCTTTGACCTCGACATGAACGACCTCATTGAGGAGGCGTTTGAGCGTTGCGGTCAAGAACTTCGTACGGGTTACAACTTCCGCACTGCACGTCGGTCGTTGAACTTGCTGACGATTGAGTGGGCAAACCGTGGTCTGAACTTCTGGACTGTAGAACAGGGCCAGATTCCAATGGTGACGGGTCAGGCTATCTACCCCATGCCTACGGACACAATCAATCTCCTAGACATGGTTATACGCCAAAGTAACGCCACGTCTAACCAGATCGACATCAACATCAGCGGTATTTCAGAATCAACCTACATGAGTCTGCCAAACAAGTTGGCACAAGGTCGCCCAATTCAGGTCTGGTACAACCGTCAGTCTGGCCAAGAAAACCTTACTACGGTTACCCTTAACGGGACTATCACATCTACAGCCACCACAATCACGTTGTCTAATGTGGATGGTTTGACCACTGCTGGGTTTATCAAAATTGATAATGAGACTATCAGTTACCCCAACATAGACCCTGTAAACAACCAGTTGTTAAACTGCGCTCGTGGACAGAATGGCACAACCGCTGCGGCGCATACTACCGGCGCGGCTATCACTGTGCAAAACTTGCCCGCTATTAACGTGTGGCCTACACCTAACGCTCCCGGTGACCAGTACATGTTTGTGTACTATCGCATGCGCCGTATTCAGGACGCTGGCACAGGTGTGT